AAGACCATAATAACGATCAAGACCACGTTCATCATAAAATAAACGGATTTCAACGTCCTTATTCTCCTTACTCAAACGTGACTTAGCAGTCTTTGCTTTAATAATGTTCCCAACAACTTCAGTTCCATCTTTTTCTTTTTTCTTTGAAAGGTAAATAATACTAGAAGCAGCATACTTGAGACCACTACCACCACCCATCGTTTTAGTTGGAACGTAGGCACCAATAACATCATAAGTATGATTCGTTACAATCATTGGAATATTTGCTTGACCAAGTTTCAAAGTAAGCATACGAAATGCACCTTTGATGAGTTGGGATTTGGTCATATCCCGCACTTCCTTGTCGTTCAGGGCATCATTAATTTCCTTACTGGTTGAAAGCATACCAAGAGAATCCAGAACAAACATACAAGGATTGCGTTCTCCTTCTGGTTTCTTCAAGTAAAGGTCAACTGCCTTCAGTGCCTTACCACGAAACTCTTCAACTGTGACCACATTGACGACAACCACTCTAGTTGTGTCAATACCTCTCCCCTCCAGTAAGGATCGTGTGATTGCAGCTTCAGTATCAAAGTACAGACAATATCCAGTAGGATTATTATCAAGGAAATTTTTAACCACAGCCAAACTAAAGAAAGTTTTTCCAGTACTTGATTCACCCGCAATTGCAGTAATCTTGTTCCCAGAAACACCACCAAATATACTACCAGATACAAGAGCATTAAAAATGTATGAACCCGTATCCACATAAGTTTCAGTTTCATCAATATCTGATGCAAGTTGTGTATATTCTCCACCAATCTCCTTTACAATATCGCGCAAAAAATCCATAGTTAGTTATCCATTGTTGTTTTTATTTTGAACCAATAAGACCATAATTTATTATAAAGTTGAGTATTGTGTTTAATTTTTGCCAAAATAAACTCCAATTCTTTCTCAGTAATAGGTAAATCCATTAAAAGAAAAATGACTCCAAGGTTGTTGTTTGTTCTGTTTTCCACCCAATTGCATCAAGGATAGATTTAAGTGGTTCAAGAAAACTCTTTTCAAATTGTAGTTCATAATCGATGTATTTGTCAAGACCAAGTTCTGTAGGAAAGTCTTGAATGAAAGAGATGATATTTTCTTGAATGATATTTGGTTTTTTAAGGTAGATGAATTTAATCTTCTCACCATTACCAATAAGTGAATATTTATTAGTCAGGTTCTTCTCCTTAATATAGTGATTAAAAAGAAGTGCCCCACGAACGTGAATAGGAGTTCCCTTAGAATAAATGTCTGAATGAGAACGATACTTACGAACATCAGATGCGGTTCTTGGAAAGGCAATTTGTTCGGGAGGAAGTTGCTTAAACTTGGTACGGCAATTACCAATATACTCAATGACTTCATCTTCTGTACCACTCATCATAATCTTCAATCCGTCCTTAATCATCTGACGACAAGGAGCAGGAGTAGAAGATTTGACTGCCTCAATACCCATCATCTTAAGTTTGGGTTCTTCATAACGAACACCTTCACTATCCCAGACATTGAGAATGTAACGCTTCTTAGCAGTCCAGATTCCACGATCAGCAATATTCTCTCGCTTCATCTGCATCTTCTGGTCGTATGCATTCACATAGTCCGCCAGTTCTTGGTAACAACTTTCAATATATTTTTCAAGTTCCACCTGAGATACTTTATCAAGGAAAGACACAACACTCTCAGTAGTTTTTTCTTTTCCCTTATATACAGTCTCTACCAAAGGACCCATATTAAGGTAGATGGAATCAGTATCCGAAGCAATCACATAATCAACATCCTTTGTCTTAAGAATTTTGTTTAAGTACTTGTTAAGTTTTTCCTCAATCCAACGAATTGAAACTTGTCCAGAAAGAGTAATTGCCTCAGCATTTGCTAATTTAAAATAACGGAAATACTGATTCCCAATAGCACCATAAGCACTGTTAAGTTGAATCTTCCTTGCCATTTGGATGTTATTGCACCTTGCAATCTCCTTGACAAGGGCATTAGTTGGCGTCTTCTCATATTGTTGCTTTGCCTCAATCATTTTCTTCTTATAGATGGTGCGATCTTTATAGATTTTCTCCATCAGTTCTGGAAGAAATCCACGAACATCTTTACGATACATTGCACCATTAGCACATACCGCATATTCCTTATAAGGTTCGAAATCAATCTCTTGATTCAAAATCTTATCAACAGTTACAGATGGATGCCTTTGTTCCACCAGAGTTTCTGGTGAAATATTGTACTGCATAATCAAATGGGGGTATAGACTATTTAAGTCAAAATTGACAACATAATCATACACACCAGGAATTGGTTCTTTTACATAGGCGCCAGCATACTTAGAATCTTTGTCCGATTTAACATTTGGAGGAATCACAATATTTTTCTTTTTCAGGTAGTTGTAGATAATTGTATCCCACATTCGTACCTGATAAAATACATCAGAGTAATTGACTTTAGCATCATATGCCATTGTTAAAGCAAGTTCAATCAGTTTCATCTTGTCTTCCATACGGTCAACAAGTTCCACGTCCTTGATGTTGTATTCAATAAACTTCTGCCAACCTTTAGTATAGAAATCTTTGAATGTATCAAACTCACTGTGATCCAACTTCTGTTGTCCCAGTTCTACTTGGGCAATGTAATCCAAACGATATGATTCCTGCACCTTATAGGTAAATTTTTTATAAAGATTCAAATAATCAAGTTGACTGACTCCACCAACATCATAAGAGACGTGCTTACGTCCAGTAATAAATATCTCCTTTTCAGTTACCAATCCCCAAGGAGATAAACGTTTCATTAGTTTTTCACCAAGAACACGATCTATGCGACGAACCAAATATGGGATGTCATACAGTTCACTATTCCAACCAGTAATGACTTCTGGAGTATTCTCCTCAATCATCCACCAGTGGATAAATGCATTTAACAAATCATATTCGTTTGTGAAGGCACGATAGTTTACATTGCTCTGTTGATTATTAAACTTACCAAGTCCCCAAGTATTGATCTGTTTTGTATTGTAATCTTGAATTGAAATCAATAGAACTTCTTCTGCAGCACTTTCCACATCAGGAAATCCATTCTCAGATGCAACCTCAATATCGATTGTAGTTACTTTGATTTTGCTAATATCAAACTTGAGTTCATCTTCGGGATAAGTCTCAGAAATGTACTGATAGATATATCGGTCATTTCCAGAAATATTGAAACCCTCTATGCCATCATACTTCTTAATAAAGTCCCTACATTCTCTTACAGTTCCGGGTTGCACTGCTTCAACATATTCACCATTCAGAGTTTTGTATTGTGTATTCTTTTTTGAGGGGACAAAAAGAGTCGGGTAAAACTTCTCACGAGTCATGAAATGTCTACCATTTTCATAACCACGAACCAAGAAGTGGTCCCCGACCATCTGAACGTTTGTGTAAAAGCGCATTATGCAGTTAGTTCAAGATACTTTTCAATAATTTCAGGAGTTGGATCTGCAATTGTAAGAATACTATCAGAATGAATCATAAATTCAGTTTGATTTGTAACTTCCTCGGTCCAACGTCGGAGGTCATCTTCACCAAAAAATCGATAAGGATTAATTAGTTTACAATCAGGTTCCCCAAGTTCAGAACCCACCTCAACAATTTCAGTAATCAATACTGTGTCAATCTTCAATAGAAGACACTTCACGTTCCGTTCCATTTACTTTTTCCTCATACATTTCTTTAATAGTTTTGACTGGTTCAACAATAGTTACAATCCAGTCGGAGCGAACTGGAATCTCATCATCACTGGTGAAGAGAATCCAGGAGGAGAATGTAATACTTACAGAATCAGATTCCGTAGGTTGTTCTGTTAAGAAGACTGAATTACTAACTTGAATTTTATGGGGGTTTGTAAAAAGATACCCACATACTTTTTCGTCAGAAATCAACTCCTTAATATCAGCAATTACCGATTCTCCGGATTTTAATAGAGCAATCTTTACAGACATTTTTAGTTTTCCTCTCAAGTTATTATAGCACAAAAAAAGGGGAGGTGCAACTGGATTTTGCCAGTTACCTCCCTGCAGCAACGATAGTTTAGCTCAATATTATTTAGTTAAGTTGATAGACCTTCTTCTTTTGATGTTCTGGAATAACTCTATTTAATTTAATAGTGAGTAACCCATTTTCAAAAGAAACATCTTTAACTTCGACATCATCAGATAAAGTCCAACTACGAGTGAATGCCCTCTTTGCTAATCCTTGATGCAGATACTCATTATCAGTATCACTAACTTTCTTTGCTTCTATAAAGAGTTTATTCCATTCTGTAGTAACCTCGATATCTTCTTTCCTATATCCAGCAAGTGCAATTTCCAATCTGAAATCAATACTACTTTCTTTAACTAGATTATATGGTGGATAGTTTGTATGCGATTCATACGCAGTATCAAACCTCTTAAACCACTCATCCATTCCAATGCTATTTTTTTGAATTTCTAACAAATACTTAGCAGTTTGTGGCACTGTAAGCGTAAATGAATCTGTTCCGAACATAATAGACCTCCTAAAGCGTCTGTAAGTGTATAATGTCCCCGAAGGCAACATCATTAGTATATATCAAAGAACACAAAAAAGGGGAGTATTGTTCTCCCCACTTTTTTATTCGGTTTCCTCTTCCACCTTTTTCTTTTTAGCGCCAATATTATACTTAGTCTCAAGAATCCAGTCTGCTTTGTCCTTATAGGCAAGGACTTTAATTTGATTCAGGGGGGCAATGTCTTGAATCTTGGTAGCATCAACAAGTTCTACCAGACCCCAATCTGCAATCAACTGAGCAATACGATTACGACGCTGAACATCATTTACAGTAAGATTTGCGTGTTTGCCATCAAGTGCAAACAATTCTTTAAAATGCACAAGATAGTATCTACCTTGCTTATGAAGAATATGACAAGATTGATAGATTTTCTTTTCCTTGCGTGAAGCAACTCCGATACGTGTCAAAGTCTCACGAACCTTGAGAAAATCATCAGGTTCATTTAGGATTACCTCAACCATTTGGTCAGGTGTCCAATTTACAACAGGTTCTTGAACGACACTCACTTTGTTCCTCCAGTTTCAAATTTCGATTTAATAAATGTTAGTTGTTCTTGAGTAAGAATCCTCAAAGCCTGTTTTGCCTTTTCATTACTATAACCATAGTAACGTTTCACATAATCAAGATCTTTGATCGTATCTTTACGGAGCCAAGGAGAAAATCTCTTTTTAACTCTCAGACTATTTATAAAAAAGTCATACTGCATCTTCTTTGGGAGGAAATGATACTTGTTCATTTCATTAGCATACATTAAGCAATCAATATGCCCAGAGAAACAACGATTGATAATGTATGGTGCATAATCCTTCTCCAAGAAAGGGTCTTCATCAATTAGATTCTTCTTCGTTTGATTGATCGAGTTCAACCAATCTTTAAGTTCACTCATCAACCAATCCCTCTTTCTTCAATCTATCATAATTATAACATCCATCAAAATTAAATTGTATTTTGGGATTTTTAGTGTAATTGAATAACAAAAGTTCCTTTCGTTCTTTCTGTTCTCTCATATATTCACCAACTGAACGCATCGTATAAGTCAAGTCAAACTCGGCAGCAGTCCAATTTTTAAATCTATCCTTCACTAACTGATCTAAATTATAACTTACTAACTGATCCATATCATTAGCATCGCAATCAGCAGCAAACTTATCGTGATCAAATCCTTTGTGCATTGATCCTTTGTGCCCATAGAGATTATCCTTAATGTCATAAGGAGGATCAAGATACATAAACGCACCTTTGTTTCCATCCATTAGATAATCATAGGAATAATTAGTTATACGCCACTTCTCAATAAGTTTAGAATATTCCGGCAGTTTGTATATTCCCCTCAAAGAG